CAGCGGTCGCGTTAGCAGCCACGGTGAACGGCACTGACGCGACACTGTTGACACTGGCGCAAAGCCGTAACCTGATACTGTTGCTGGCAGCGAAAGAGGGCTGGATTGCATTCGACGGCGTGAAGTACACAATCAACGTGCACTAGACAACAAAAAAGCCAGCGTTCCAAGCTGGCTTTATCAATGGGCTAAGACTACAGGCTTGTATCCAGAAAATAAAGCGATGTTAGGACGTTGTAAGCGTTGGCCATGTCGGCAAACTCTTCGGCGTGTGAGTTGCTCATTGCTATTGGCAACTGCCCCGGCATCGGCATGTTCTCGTCATACTCGTATTCTGTGCGATCGGCTACTTCTTGGTCCCATTGTTTTTGGCTCATGACCCATATCCAATCGCCCCCAATTGTCCCTACGATCGTGAAGACTTCGGACTCAGGTCCATGCTGTTCTACCAAGTAGATCAATAACTCGTGATGCTGTTCTACCAAGTAGGTCAATGACTCGTGATCTTCGAAAGTAATGCACGGAAGAACGGCGACTAAGGCCCAACACTTTGGACCAACGGTCTTAAGCGGGTTACGCATTTGAGTGCACTGATACTTTTCCATGGCTTGATTATACGCTACTTCAAAACAAAAAACACCCCCCCAATCCGGCGATTGGAGGGGGCTTACTTATTACTTAACTCCGCGTACCTTGTATTCGACGTGCTTGCCGCCGTTGAAGCCGCGGTCAATAATACGCTGCTCGGCCAGTTTCTTGGTCGCAAAGCGAACGGCGTAGGCCTTATTGGGATCCCATCCGAAACCGCCGCAATAAAACTCGGTTGCCGACTTGATCGACTTGCTGATACGAACAATGATGTATTCCATGGCTTGATTATACGCCGGATCTGCCACAATGGCACGCCGGCAATATGCAAAAAAAGACCCCCGTGATTAGCGGGGGTCTTTTGTTACCTACTCACTGGCGGCGGCTTCTTCGTTCTGGCTCTTGCGGGCCCGATATGCCTTGGCTTTCGTGCTGTCGAACCGCTTCTCCAGACGAACCATCGGCAATGCGGCCTGCACACGGGTGACCTCTTCGGGGGTCAAGTACACGATGTACGCGACTGCGGCGTTGGACTTGGAAGCGACGCTGTGCTGTGCGGCGTCTTCAGCGTTGACGGTCCACACACCCTTCTCATTCTTTTCGCCGGGAACCTTCCCCGTGATGAGGAGCTGGCGGACGTACTGTTCGCTGGTGCCCATGGCAATGGCGGCCTGGCGAATGTTGAGCGTGCTGTTGGCGGTTGTTTCGTTCTGATCTGACATTTGGTTTACCTCACTAACTTGGACTTGCTTACCTACAGCTTGATTATACGCCAGATCTGTTGGAAAGCACCCCCCCAATCTAAGTTCATGGGAATGACAATCAGGCTCAGGGGAAGGCGCGAAATTGGGGGATTGCTTTCTAGCCTATGGGGGCGTATAATCAAACCGAGGTAAGTGAAATGGAAAAAAAAGAAGCTCGTGAATTGATCGCCAAACTACTAGCCCTAGCCTTTAACGAAGGGGCTACAACTAGCGAAGCCGAAGTCGCAATGGCCAAGGCAACGTCGCTAATGACAAAGTACATGGTCTCCGAAGAGGAATGCCGCCCCGTCGGAGAAAAGGCAACGCTCGAATCGGCCGAAGCCAAACCGGGTACGCTGGAACAGTGGATGGGCGAGTTGGCCATGGCAGTGTCTGTCGCCACCGGAACCTATGTGTATCGTCACACCGGAAACGATTCGTTCCTATTCAGTGGTCGGCCCAGCAATGTAGCGGTGGCAGTGCACTTGTTCACGGTGTTCGAGCGCGCCATTCAGCTACAGGCCGTCGAAAGCTTCAAACAGCACGCCGCCAGCGAAAAGGCGCGCACAGGTGTGTCGTTCTATCGGCAGTCTGGGGTTCAAGCCATTCGCGCGACCTGGATCAAGTCGTTCAAGATCGGAGCCCCTAAGGGATACGCCGCAATCGTGGCCAAGGCACAGCAGCAGGAACAGACAGCCAACAGCATGGCCCTGGTCGTAGTAGGCAATGCCCGGAAGGAAGCCGAACTGTGGGTCAAGCAGAGTGTTGGCCTGCACGCTTCTAAGCTACGTCATCTGAAGACCGAAGCCACCGCGTTCAGCACCGGTGTGCAATTCGGCGCATCGTTGACCGCCAACAAGGCGCTGAACTAGGAACGAAATTGCCGGCTTGCCAATCAAGACAAGCCGGCGTAAAATCAAACCATGTTTACACCAGCAGAAGCCGTAGCAATCCGTCGGTACATGGCAACGATGCCGAAGACTTATCGGCGCATTATCATGACCCTGATCTTTCTTATGGTTATCAGTGAGAGGTAAAAACACATGAAGACAATAATGACCTTGGAACAGTATCGCGACTTTCGTAGCTACGTCCGCACCGGCCTTTCTCCCTTTATTATTAAGGGGCTAGAGTTCATGGATCTGCCCGAAGAGGCTAAAGCAACCTTGGAGATTCTTGACATCACATACCCCGAACAACAGGGCATAGCCAACGTTATTCTCAAGAAGGACTCTAATCAGCCGCAAGTCTTCGGGCTCGGATGGGGCGTATCGGTAGCCGTCGACATCGATTCGCGCACAGCCTAATCACATTAACAGGCCCCCAGTCTGGGAAAGATTGGGGGCTTGCTTTTTGCGCGGCGGCGGCGTATAATCAAGCCATGAAATACGTAACACTAAAAGAAGCGATCGAATTGAACAACGTTAAGCCCGTCAACATGTACTATTGTGGCGCACTGATCAAGACGATCTACCCTCCAGCACGCCATGGTTCACTCGAGTTTACACGACTTGTAGCCGTCGAAGACAACTTCAGCCGGCTCCCACTTAGCAACGATGCGATTGTGGGTATCGAAGACAAAGCGTAGGCAAAAAGAAAACCCCGATCACTCGGGGTTTTTTGTTGCGTCGTAGAGGGGGGTCAGACGCCGATCGGGGTCAAGCGGAGAGCACACCACCATGAGGAACTCTAGCTCGTCACGGCGACAAACAACCCAGATGGCGCCGGTCTTGTGATGATAAACATGGCCGCCGTAAAGCGCCGCAAGTTCTAGAAGGTAAGCGCGGTAACGTGACCACATCTGTAAGATCACGTAGCCGCGCTTATTTCGATAAACCCGCGCGTACTTTACAACCAGCTCAGAGCTCCGGTGCGGATTCATCGAACTTGATCTCCGGCGCTTCGGCCCATCTATCAACGATATCCACGTCCGCTTTCCACTTTACCTGCGGCAAGTACTTCTCCCCCATACCTACCATCACTGCTAACGCTATCTCTCCGACTTCATTAGCCATATGATCGGGGGCCTCAATGATAATACTGTCGTGTACAGTAAGAACAACCTCAAACCCCCCTTGGCTAAGCTCTACGCAACTCAATAATGTTAGATCTGCAGCTGTGCTAGCCACAGGCATATGCACGCATGCCTTACGTGCATCGTCCTCATTCTCCTGAGTGATAATCGGAAAGCGACGTCGCCGACCGAACGGAGTTTGAACGTAGCCCTTAGCCCGCAACTGTTCCATTTGAGCCCGTTTCCAGGCCTTCAACACCGGCATGTTCTTGTCGTAGTCGGCAACAAACTTTTGGGCCACGTTCAGTGGTAATCCCGCGTCTCTTGCAAAGCTGTATTCAGTTCCGCCGTAAGCGTAAGCGAAGTTAAACATCTTGCATTGTACGCGCTGTTCCTTAGTGTAATTAGCGCCAAACATGGCTTTAGCTACTTCTGTATGCAAATCCCTATCATGCGCGTATACATCGATTAGAAACGGCTCCATGCTTAGAGCGGCCATTGCACGCAGTTCAGCTTGACTGTAGTCAATGATAATCAGCTTATGCCCTGGCTTGGCGATGAAAGCCCCACGAATCATGGCCCCGTATGGATTGCCCTTTTCCCGTGGGATCGTCATCAGTGCCGGATTGCGCATTGAGATTCGCCCGATCTCAGTCCCATGAACCAAAACTGTACAATGGACCCTGTCGTTTTCGTCCTGGTTCTCCAACAGATTTTCAACGTATGCCGATCGCATCTTATTGGCGGCCCGATAGCGACGTAGGGCCCGTGTGAACGGTACATCTGGCAATTCAACCAACGCTGCTTTGCTTGTGGCCGCAGACGAGATCCCTTTACCTACAGGCTTCTTGAACCCCAGTTTGCCGTACATCACTTTGCTTAGCGCGGCAGGGTAACCGATGTTTAGGTCGGGCTCTCCCGAAATCGTTTTCATTTCGTCGACAGCTGCTTCGCTGATGCCGCTAAGGGCCGATCTCACCCGAACCAGGTATTCGGTATCGACCATAATGCCGACGCGTTCCATCTCAGTGGCCATTAGACTCACAGGCATAAGCACGCCGTAGAACGGCATGTTGTACTGCTTGTTGCGCAGTAACAGATCGGTGAAAATAACCTTAAGAGACAGTGTTATTGCTACGTCCCAGCCGGCGTATTGGGCCAGCTCGTTTGGAGGTACTTTGCTGTAGCGGTCGTTGCGTGACTTCAAGTACTTCTGGACCAACTCTTCTTCATAGTCAGGTACCCCAAGCCAATTAGCCGCCAATTCTTTTAGCCCATGTTTACTATTTTCATCCAGTACGTAGTGGGCCAACATTGTGTCAAACGCAGGCGCGACCTCAATGCCAATGTTGCGGAGATGCAGAACATCGAACTTAGCATTGTGCCCAATGGCTTTCATGGCATTGAAGAACGTTTGGAGTTCGTTTTGAACTCCGGCGGTGTCATACAGCATTTCGTCGTTGACAATCACGGCGTAGTCAGTCCGTGAACACAAGGCCAAGCACAGTATGGAATCTTTGGGTTCCGACTTGGTATCGTACCATCGTAGTTGGTCTGTCTCTAGATCAAACGCGACCCAGTTGTTGGTACTGTCGGCTTCCAATCGTACGAGCGCAGCCTGTAATTCCTCAAGACTGCGCGGCATGATAATCTTGGGAGCTTTAATCGCTGCTTCGGGCCCCCGAGCTACTTTACGGATGTCGTTTATGAGAACATTAAGCTCGTCAGGCTGGCGCAATATGTAGGCGGGATGCCATGACGTAATGAGATCATGCCCCTGATACTTTTGCCAAAGCCCGCGGTTCTTGAAATCCAGGCCAAGCGTGGAGGTCGCCATTTTCCCAAGCGGCAGAACTATGGCTCGGGGGTGTGCTTCCAGTTCAGCGGCTAAGCGATCACGACAGCACAAGATTTCGTTGGGACTGGGGTCTCGATTGGCAGGCGGTCGACACATCACCACATTCGTTTTCCAGACGAACGCGGGTTCAACATTGGCGTGCCTGAGTGTGTAGTCAAGTACTTTGCCGGCAGGGCCTGCAAACGGCTGCCCCTTATCGACTTCGGTAGCCCCAGGCCCTTCGCCAATGACAATAATCTTGGCGTCATCAGGACCACAGGGCGGTACCAGTGACTCGTTACGAAGCGTGCAGTTTTGACAGTGAGCTTTCGGTAGTTTGTCGTTCATTGTAAAATCCTAAAGCCTCCAGTTCGGCGGCGGTCTTACCAATATATGATGGCTCGACTAGGCGCTGCAGCAGGCTGGCATTGCGGGGCAAATAAATTGACACCACAATCCCGTCTACTACTGTTGCGCGTGTTGGATCTTGTTTGTTGCCGAAGTAACGTTCGTAGTACTCAGCCATTGGCCCAGTCCTCCATTTGCATGATGTTTTTGAACGCTTCGGTTCGTTCTTGTGGACCGGGACGAGCGTCCCAATTAAGTGAGACATGAATGCCGCTGTCAAGCCGCATGTTTGCTTGAGCATAAGCCACTGCTGCGCCACTATCAAGTCCGCGAACCTTAGCTGCTACAGCAGTTGCGATTTCAGTCTTGGGATCCTGATAGACCCCAAAGAAGTGAATACGCTGGGCTGTGGCCGGCAGCTCGTTCATGACTTTGGCACGTCCCCCCTCATGCTTCTCTAGATGCTTTGGGATCCCAAGAGTTCCAAATGCTACGGCTTCTTTCAGGAATGCCAGGCATTCGAACCATTCGGCGATTGTATTGCCTTGGGGGATTATCAATCGTTGTTCAGGCGGAACCAAGTTACGATTCTTTAGGGCAGTAACATTCGCGATGGTGGCTTCTTTGTCGAACAATACGTCAGGCATGACCACTTCTGCAGCCCGTACATAAGCAGCCACCTGAGCGACGTCGGCAAATGGGGGCTGATCGAATTCAGCGGCCCCATTGTCAACAATAACAAAACCCCCTGCCTTTGATAGGCGGAGGGTCTGTTCGCGGTAACCACGATCAGACAACAACTTCTGGCCTAAAGCCAAATAGTAGCCTGTCCGATACAGGTCTCCAAATGATGGCGGAACAATGTGTGCAAGTTTAATTCCCATGTTTAATCCCACGAATTACATACGCGATCGATTTATCAACGCCATGAACTCGGCACGGGCTTCACCTGAGGTCAGGAAAACGCCACGCTGTTCCGAAGTAATCATCGACGCTTCATACTTCATGACCCCGCGGCAACTCATGCAGGTGTGCCGAGCTTCCATGACTACTGATACGCCATGGGCTTCCAATGCGTCCTTGAGAAACTTAGCGATCTGGGTCGTCAGCTTTTCTTGGGTCTGAGGCTGGTGTGCAAACCAGTCAATAACTCGGGGTATCTTAGACAGCCCCACCATTCTGCGGTTCGGAATGTAGGCCACGTGAGCGACCCCGTAGAAGGGCAGAAGGTGGTGTGCGCACATACTGGTGTACTCAACGTCCTTGACAATTATCATTTGGTTGGCGACCGCTGGAAATGTCGTAAACGTAAACGGCATCTTGACGGGCTCAACCATTGATTCCCAGTACGACAATACACGTCGGGCAGTCTCTTCCACGCCATCATCCCATGATTCGGCGCGGAAGACGCTGTTCAGTACGTTTGACAATTCCTTGATTTGAGTTGGCGTGGGCATTATCGTACCCCCAGGTAATACTGAAGCCGGGGACCAAATACAGTTTCTGGGATAGCGGTCAACAGATCAAAGACCTTTTGGATCGCGACCTTTGACGGGGGGCAACCTTCCGGCATCAGTACGTACTTAGGCCTACGTGCATGGTTGCTAAACCATTCCATGGTGTCGATTATCATTCGGGGGGTTAATGCGTCATCGACAACCCATTTTACTTCATCGACCAAGAACTTGAATCTCGATGGGGCATCCCACAGTAGGTTTTGCTTGGGCGACCAGGTAACCCAGTTCGGCGTAATCATGCCCTTGAAGTCGTTAAGCCCCGATGTCTCGATCTGGATGGTGTGATCATCCCCAATGGCCAGCATCAATTCGTCCAAGTTCCACAGGATGGGTTCGCCCCCGGTAATGACGACATGCTTAGCCTTGACTTGTTCGGCAATCTGTTCGGCAGACATCTTGGTGCCGCTAAGTTTGGGAGTAAGCCCGCCCCACAACGATTCGTTTGACGGTTGATAATAGTCCAAGAAAAACTGCATGTCCTGAGGCCACATTTTATGATCATGTATCGCAACGTCGAAACCGTTTTGTTCCAGTAACGCCAGAACTTCCCGATCCAAATGCATGTCAGTGGCATCGAACCATCCAGCAACACGCCCGCGGTCGTAATCGTGCTGACTATGCTCGATGACTTCCACAGTAATGGGAACCCATTTCGGCAGGGGATTGTCACTACCCATATACCAGGAAGCGATGTACCCAAGCCAGTAGTTTGCGGTCTTGGTTCCCGGGCCCCATGTTCGTACCGAATCACACCACTTGCAACCAACAGGACATCCCTGCAAGCGGATGAATGTGCTCCAGACCCCGGCTTTCACGCCTTCGCCCTGAACACTGTTGAAAATCTCATTGACCACGTACATTTGCAGCCTCCTCAAACCAGAATAGGAACATGATGTTGCACCCTGCATGAGCCAAATGCATCAGGGCGTCAGGTCCGCCCTTGCTGGCTTGCAACAGATGGTACAACGCATGATTGAGGGCCCCCTTGCCATGAGGGAGCCCCTTCTTCCAATTGTCAACCCCGTACTTCTTTTCGCCGGCCGCCATTGTCTGAGCCATGGCAGTCAAGAAGCCTTCTTCCAGCAAATCGTAACGAGCGTCCAGCGGATCGCGATTAGCTTCTGGCATTGTATTCCGCCCATGTATTCGGGGTCTCGTAGACCTTAACCGATTCGATCGTTACGTCCGAATCAATGTTTAGCGCGCGTCGGATCATGTTGTAGAACCACTCGGCCAATTGCTCAGCGCTGGAAACGTCGACATCAATCTCGGCGGCTTCATCACGGTCACGAGCGATTTCCGCGTAAGGATCGCCGGCCTGAATGTTGGACCCCGAAATCAGGTACACATGGTCGACCGAGTCAGTGATGTCCTTGAGAATTGCTTTCAATTCGGCAAAGTCAGCAATGTAGCCCATGCCCGTGATCGGGCCGGCAAACACTGCTTCTACAACGTAGTTATGCCCATGCAAGCGGCCGCACTTAGGATGCCCCTCAATACGATGGGCAGCCGAGAAGTGATCCTCAATCTTAATCGATAGCATATGGATAGTCCTCCGGTAATGAAAATAACGCAACGGTATGAAACATCATATCGCTGTAACTGAACTTTCGAATCTGCCCCTCAGGCAACGGTTCTACAAGACACCCTTCTTTAGGCATTGAGGGACAAACACTACTAACGGATGTCCATTCCTGGGTATGTGTAATCCACAATGGGCTCATACAACGCCAAATGTAGACATCGCCGGTTGTCTTATGATAAAGCCAACATGCAAACTGCCCCTGCAGTTCTTCACAGGCCAACTGAATGGCGTACAAGACTGACCCGCGTTCACTGTACGTACGTTGAATGATCTCAAGCATGCAAGCACTGTCAACATTTGGTAACCCGTAAGCGACAGGCTTGTACCAGTTAAGTAGTAACCCGTTGTGGGCCAGCATGAAATCGGCAGTCTCGAACGGATGTAGAAAGTCTACTGTGTCGGTCTGTCCTCCTGTGGGAGCTCGCACATGTCCCAAAACAACGTTGCCCCGATTTCGGGCTTCATTGACGTCAGCAAGGCAAGTACTCCGTAGTACTTGCCGGTATGAATTGTCATTATTGAAGCTTACAAGCCCACCACCCAAGTCCCCCCTTACTCGGTTAAGAGCAAGGAGTTCTCGGTGGTCGGAGCTACTTCCAGGACGGTTGAAGATTCCGTAGATTCCACACATACGTTCCTCCGTTTCAATTCGGCTTCGATCATGACGCACATCTTCTCGTTGACAATCATACGACTAGCCACGGAACCACCACTGTATACAGTGATCCCGACTTCCAATGCCGTCTTGCAGACCCCAATGTCGATCCGCGAATTCAACAAGTCGTTGATAAGTTCTTCCGTAGGAATGAGTTTAATGTCCATAAGACAATTATACACCAAACCGCTGCTTATAGCCCGACGGTAAGAAGGCATATTCAAGCGGATCGGGGATGCCAGCGTCCATGAAGCCCTTAAGGCGTTCAGCGCAAGTAGCACACACGCCACATGCCTTATCGCCCCCTTGATAGCATGACCACGTATTGGCGTAATCGATGCCCAACTCGATTCCAAGTAGGATCTCATCCGCCTTCGACTTATTGACAAAGGGGGCTAAGATCTGAATCGGGTTCTTACGGTTTAACCGGTAAACACCGTTCAAGGCGGCAACGAATTCTGGTGTGGTGTCCCAATAACCGTAAGTGTCATGCTTTTGCGCGCCGTAGTAGACGTTCCTGATGCCCAATGATTCAGCCATGGCGACAGCGTAGCTCAAAAACAACATGTTACGGTTTGGGACATAGCTGACCGGCTGAGGATCGCCCATAGCCTCTTGGACAGTCGGCACGGCGATCAAGGGGTTCACAAGCGCCGACATTCGCGAAGCAATGTCTTGGTATTCGTCAAGCTGAATAAACATCCATGGGACTTCTAACTTGCTGCATTGTTCAACAGCACAACCGCATTCTTTATCATGCCGTTGGCCGTAATCGAACATGACGGCAATGGGCTTTTCTCCCTGCCCGACAATGTAATGAAGTAAAGTGGTCGAATCAAGTCCGCCACTAACTGATATAATTGCTGTACTGTTCATAGTGCTATTTCCAGTATGCCGACGTTTAGTTGCTCCGGGACATCTAGCCCCGCAGCAGCAGCTACATCTAACTTAATGCCGATCATTGTCACGCCGTTGTGAATCTTAGCGGGGACAAAGTACGACTGTTCCTTTAACTGACTTCGAATTGCGTCTAGGCCTAGCGGGGCTAAGTTGCCTTCCCGGCGTTTCAGTTGTAACCACCAGCTATGGGCTTGTAATTGAAAGTACACGATCTTAGTATCAGGATCATAGTACCACTTGAAATACGTTAACGATGTGCGGTTAAGTATTTCATTAACGACCGCCTCTACAAACTCATCAGACCCCGTTCGAGACCTGCCAGTCTTAAGATCGCACAACGTCTCAATCGATGACCTAAAGAGTTCGGTAGGCGGAAGCACACCCCCTACGGATCTAGTCCACATTCTCATTCCGAATCGAACTACAGTATAGTTGTTCCTAATTCGGTCAGGCATCTTGTTTGGAAACGCCGTTAACATGTCCGCGTGGGCTAGTTGCAATTCCTGCACGGCAACCCCGGATTCGATCGCCTTGAGGCCCTGCTGTATGAAGTAGCCACCCAAGTTCGGTATGTTCGCCCGTATCTTGTTGTAAGCGGCAAAGGCGGGTGTGCCTTCATCAGTAGTACTGGTTTTAGGCTGAATGACAATGACTCGTTGCTGAGCGGCGGCATCTGTGATAGCATCTTCGCCATCGAGACTAAAAGGGGCTGCCAAAGGATAGTCAACTGTTGAGAGATCGCCTCTACCTTTGGGGTTATGTCCTGTATCGTACGATAGTAGAATGTACCTAAGGAAGTCACTGCTTGAAGCAAATCGGAACTCGCTGAAGGCGATAGGAATGGCATTGGCGGATCCCAACAAGGTAAGGGAAACGAACTTAGTGGTATTTGCATCATACGACTTAGCTTCTGGTTGTCCGAACAATGGCATCATGATCCGTAACAAAAGAGTGGTTTTGCCCGCGCCTCTTGTACCAGTCATGTTGAGAATCGGGAATCGATAACCCTGCGTCTCAAGCCATGGTTTCAATAGTGAAGCATAGTACCATCCGATCAAGGGGTACATTACTTCGGCGGTATTGACCTGTGGAATCCATGTACGTGCAAGTTCCAATTGCTCTGGAGACACATTAGGGCATAGGTCAACATGTGGGTATTCAGTATTACGCGGCAACCAGCACAGAGCTCCCGTATACCCGGTGTAAATGGCATCAGCAGTCAACGTTTGAGTTGGCCCGATGAAATACCATTTATCCTTGACCAAGTGTAGCCCCAACATGGGAGTCGCCGATACATGCGGCAACCCCTTAACTTGCAGTTGGGAGATTATCAATGGCAGCAACTGACGGACATCATTGTCGTGTCCAATCCATTGCCAAGCTGCCACAGGGCATTCCTTATCTAACTGAGCGACTCCAGTGAATGCCTTACGTCCGAAAGGAATGTCCGCCCACACATACCCATTAGCCTTTACGTCTACAATGACAGCATCATCGGTCTTGAAATGACTGCCGTCAAGTAGAATCTTGGGTTCCATGACAAACGTACTGACTTTCTTTTTGCCCCGGTAATACCCATCAACGCCTTGGGTGAGTTCTTGAACGACCGGCTCTTTAGGCTGTTTGCCTTTTGGGGCCTCATCTACTTTGGCCCTCGCCCTCTCGATAGTATGTTTTAAGTATTCTTGAGGGGTCGCAGGGTCTATGAGCTTGTCCCCAATGGGCTGCAACTTAAAGAGCCGTTCGATCAATGCATCAGTAGCCCCAGCTTCCACCAAGGCACAGACTACTGCCCAATCGCGTTCAGACCGCGAACGAAAGCCCTTAGCCGATCCCGATCGTATTCTCTGTATGACGTTGTCCGAAAGGTCGCCCAAAACACGAATGTCATCAATGCTGTACACTGGGCCTGTCATGGTCTTGAGTTCACATTTTACAGGGGACAATCCTGGTTTAATGTTCATTGACCCTGGAACCCGTAGTAACCGGTTTGAATTCCAGCAGGCTTTGTCGGCCTGAGGGATGTCCGCTAGAAGTATTTGGTTTAGTTCTTCGATGAGATCCGATCCCATAGCAGGGGCTTCCAAAAACCAGTAACAATGGTGCCCATGCCCACTAAACACAATAGCCGACGGAGGAAAGGTCATGGCGGGCTTGTTAAGATTGTCAATGTCTACCCACAACGCTTTAGCCCCCACAACAGAAGCTTTAGTACCTGATACGTCGCTACGTAAAGCAGGACCAAAGTACATGTTATTGGGGCTGTTTTCGATGGGGGGATTGAACGACAGTGCCGACGGATGCCCGTCTGCGATTACCATTCTCCCGCCACCAAACATGAAGTTGTTTAACATGGTATCGAAACGCAAAAGAGGCCCAGGATTAGTAGGCCTCCATTGAAACTAAGCAGTGGTAGCATGCCTGCTTTAGCCGAGCAGGGTATTGATTGTTGATTCAGAAGAACCCGCTTTCATCGCCTTGATGCGGTTACGGGGGGGATAGTTCTCACCGGTGTCGGGATCGACTTGGGTAGAGGTCTCGATATCGACGCGGAGGGTTGCGACTTTGTTGAGAAACAGCTCAGGCGTAATGCGCACACGACCAGCGACATCAACACCCAGATTCTTCAACATCGTCTTAGTGCGGCCCAAAGCATTGGGGTGGAAGCTGAGGCTATCAATGACCTGGCGTTTTGCGAACTCGCCGTCCATTACACGCCACGACCACTGAAGCAACGGCTGGCCCTGTTTGCTTTTGGACATCTTGGCAGACACGCACTGCATGTTGTACTTGCCGGCCGGAAGCGGTTCCAGGCCAGTTACGGTTGAAAAGTCGATTTCGACAGCGCCATCAGTTCCGGTTGTCCCGGTATCCAACGCACCATCTAGTTCGTCCAAGGGAATGTTTGTTTCATTCATGGTTTTTAGGTTTCCTTTAGTTAGTGGCTACCACCACTTAATAAGCTAGATCCATGATCTTTGTCATTGTGGGGTCGATCATGTAGGCCCCGAGCCGCCCGGTTTGGTCTTTAGCCACGTATTTGCCGGACGGTTTGAAAAGCGCGATGCTTGTAGCGGTCTTGCCGATCGAGTCTTCAGAGATGCCAATCTTGTCCGCTACTTTTGTACGATGGACCATTCGCCCCACTACATACGCATACCCAGCAACTTCGGAAGCTGACTGGCCCAGTAGTAAGGGACGATAGGTTATCAATTCAGTCGTCGCGTCTTTGTCGCTGTGCTCCAATGCCGTCATAATAACATGCATCGGCAGGTCGTAAAACAATCGTGCGATTTTCACCATCTGACCTAGCACAGCATTGAAGTGTGGCCGCTTAGTCTCGTTTGGGAGATCGCCGGGCCCTGTAGCATCATTGCCAGTAACTTGACCAAATGAAAAGCGCTGCAGATCGGTTACACCATCGATTATCAACGTCTTGTATGGAGGATGCAACTGCATGGCCTCAACAAAGTTCGTTGGCTTGCCGGCCTGAGTAAACATAGCTTCGACACTTTGACCGCCTTTGATCCATGCATAAATCAGGTTCAAGTCGGTCAATGCGTCAATGCTAATGACGTCGGGGCGTTCCTTGTAGTCACGAATGCTAATAGGATTGCCGCCGATGTCGATCATCAATGCCGGGGCTGTTCGGGGATCCATTGCGGCTGTGGCGGCTGTCCGAGTCTTAGTTGACCCAGGATCGCCGTACAACAGGATCTTAAGCGTCGATATCTGATTCGGGTTCGTCGCTCTCATCGTCGTCGTCCTCGTCCTCTTCCTCGAAATCGTCTTCGAATTCTGCGTCGTCATCGACAACGTCGTCTGGTGGATCTTCTAGTAATCGAAAGAAAGGACCGTTCATGATTCTATCTCTACCTCCAAGTCGGAATATGGTTGCTTAACCCGATACTCGTCTGTCAGGATGCGTTCCATCATGTCAAGACGATTTTCACTCCATGCCTTACAAGGGTCCTGGAACATACAGAAGCGACAACTTGACCAAGCCGGCATTGGAAACACCGCCGTTTGTGGGTGTGCCATCTCCAGGCAAACGTAATACATGTTTGTCATGGCTCGGTCTAATTGTTCTTTGGTACGTCGTATAGGTATCCGCGCAAAGAATGGAGTTTGGGTACGTGATAAATTATACAGGAATTCTTCGTAATGGGCACGAATCTCAAGGGTGACCTCTTTATGGTGTGCCTTGACTGCGGCTGCGTAGGCCTCAGGCGTAGTATCGATGTTAGCCCGCATTGTCAAGTAACCAGACTTCAACACCTCTGGTTCGGTCGGCAGTTTCTTGCGCATTACGTTGTAGAGCACCCCCGCTATAGGCTCGTTATAAAGTCGGCGGGCTGCGTCACAGTAAACCGTTGCTTGCAAATCATTCCAAAGAGTAGAGCCCAATTCGTCGATGGACCGCGCGGTTTTGGTTTCCCATAGCCACAACGATTTGTCATCCTTGCGGCGAATCAGGCCATCGAATCGACCGCCAAGTACAATTCGTGGACTGATTCGCCCAGCTGGGGTAAGCAACGGAAGATGCCATTCATGTTCCCACTTTAGAAAGTCGAACTGGTCGTCGGACCACATGGTATGTTGGTTCTTAACCCACTGTAAATAGTGCTGAATCAAACCAGTTGTCAAGTCAACCTGTTCGCCAAAGACCAAGTCGTCCATGCCCCCGGAAGCTTCCAGTTTAGCCTTCTCGGCCGCAAAGAATGCATCCAGGGCTTTGGTCACATCAACACCTTTGTAATACTGTTCGAGCCCAAAGTGGACGGCTCGGCCAGTTAGAAAGGGGGCGTAAATTCGATCAGGTTCCAAGTTACGGCGTAACGGCGATGTAAAGCCCCACTGCATCTTACATTTCCAAAACGTCCGAACATCGGAAACGTGTATTGATGTCTTCATGGTGTAATTATACGCCAAACGTGGTCAAACTGTCACGCCTGGCTTTAGCAATGAATGCTAACACTAGTTTCGTTGAGCCCCAGTTCTCTTCGATGGCTTTCACCAGTAAGTCGTCTACTGTGTCGGGTACTCGTAGCAGTTTGATAAACTTCGGTGTAGTGATGTTGATCCTGTAGATACGGTCGATAGCTTGTTCCAGTTGAATACGTTGGTATAGCAGATCGACAATGATAACCACATCAGCTCCAGGAAGATCGGTACCAGTACCCAAGGCCCCAAACGTACCTACTAATAGAGTGGACTTCCCTTGTTGGAAATCAGCGACCGCTTGATCCTTAATAGGTGACGCCCCATACAACCCGGGAACCTTTAGGACTTCACCTAATCGCTTAGCCGTCTCTATATAATAGCACAGTACTACGATACGTTGTTCTGGGTTCTCTTTGACGTAGTCGCAGGCCCACTTAATCTTGGGTCCTTCGAAGTTAAACCCTTTGCTGGGAGGATTGGATATCAGTTGCCGTAAGTAGTTGATGGCAGCCAGGGTGTTGATAATCACTGGCTCACTCGGTAAGGCATCGACTACTATATCCGGGGCATTAAAAACATCTTCATGGGCTTTGAGTAGTTGGGGATTGGCGGGGACATTCACCACAGTCATATGTCGAGCAGGCAAACCGGGGACATCCGCGAGAGTCCGACGGAAGGTAAAGTCCTTTAGTTTGATTGCAAGCTCGTCAGTGTGCTTAGGGCCCATGAACGTCTTGTACCCCATATAGTTCTCTTGATAATCCGCATATCGATTACGGAAATGCCAATAGGACGGGAAGTCTTGAGGGTATAACCAACTAAGCATAGCCCACAACTCCGACGGGTCCTTGTGCATTGGAGTCGCCGACAGGGCCAGTTTCCTATAGACACGCAAATCCGTAAGCGCTTTGTAGACAGCTGTGTTCCGATTACGAAACAAATGCGCCTCATCTACAATAACCAAGCCCCATCTGGTGTCAACCAACAAGTCGGCGTACGATCGCAGGAAATCGGGATGGCACACCGCCCAGGATGCCCCTTCGTCAAATATGGGGGCCTTACTGTCGATGACAAACACTTGGGCTTGAGGATCTTGTTCTAAGATCGTGGATTCCCATTGCCAACGGGGAGTTTTGGGGGTAACGACTAAAAAGGGGAGGGGGCGGGGTAGACGTTGACGTAGCTTAAGTCCAGTTTCAACACCAACTAAGGTTTTGCCTGTGCCACAGCCGTCCATTATATAGGCATTACGTGCAACGGCGCATTCGATAGCTTCAAGTTGAAACGATCTAGGACTTAGCATGACAATGTGTAACTGCGTACAGTCTGAGATGTTGGTAGGCCGCCTTACAATGGCTTACCTTGCCCACTATGGACTCATGTTGGGGCAGTATTGCTACTTTGATACGGGATGCGGGTGTTTGAAATACAACGTCTGTTATGCCTTGGTGCCAACAGAACGCTTCAACGATCCCGATCACTTGCGACGACGGGAACGAGCTCCCCACCTGGTCGTTCTTGTGGTGTTCGAAGAGGTTAAAGCTTTCAATAATGACCGTCGTTTGCGCCTCAAGGAGACGCCAAAGCCGATCGAAACGTTGGTCCCAAGTAACGACATGACACGTTTCCAAAACGAAATGGTTATACGCATCGATATGTCCTATAGCAATGCCAGTGGTCAAGCCAGGATCAATTGCAATCATGTAAATCAAAAAAGACCGCCTTTGTCGGGCGGTCTATACTTGTCCAGGAATGAATTAGCCTTCGGGGGCTGGAGTCGGTTCGGGCGCGGCAGCGGCAGCGGCGAGCTTTGCGGCACGTTCTGCGGCTTTCTTAGCCTTCTGCTTCTCTTGTGACTTTTTCATGGCTTCCGCATTGTAGCGTGGCCCTGGGACGATGTTCAGGCTGGCCAGGAATTCCTCAACTTGGGTTGCGACTTCGAATCCGTAATGGATCACAGCAGTCTTGCCGGGAGCCGCCCGCATGACACTTGCTTTTGCCTCTCCTTTTGCCTGTGTGGTGGCGTGGCGCTCCTTTACCGTGGCTAGGTAGGCGTCGACCTTGTCTTTCGTGGTCTCCCAGATGCCTTTGTCGTTCTTGACGAATTCGACTTTGCCTTTGCGAATCAGGTACGAGCGAACGTACTGCTCGGACACGTCGGCGTAAACTGCGGCTTGACGAATGCCCATCTTCTCGACGGGCTGGGTAACTGTTTCGGTCATTTTAATGTCTCCTTGAATTGTGTCAATTATACTTGTGACTCAGGTGGTCATCACCCCGTCAATGCAGGGCAACCAGCCAATAGCCACATTGTAAGTGCAAACAGTGCAGCCAGGACAATGGCCAGGACCCAATGTCTAAGCGTGGGACGCGGAGTCCGGGTCGTCGGTATTAGTCTCATTATCATCTCCAAACTTACCGGGCCACCATCGATGCTTCTCGTACTTGTAGCGCGGCTTGGGCCCCTCTTCAAGAGAGGCCAAGAATTCCTTAAGTTCATCGGCATCGAGTCGGCTTGACTTTGCCGGCTCGATCGGTTCTAGTTTTGATTGAATGTTAACCATGGCTTGATTATACGCTCTTCCGCTGCAAAAGTCACTCCCCCACTTTACAGTTGGATTGCAACACCCAATACGTCACGCCGTCCGATTCAATGCCGCCGCGTAAACCGGGGCCATATTTGTTGTTGCCGACCCAGAAGAGCCTGCCCTTCAGACCTTTCGGGGTTTTCTTATCGGCACGAATAGTTTCGATCATGGCTCCCACTTCAAAACCGTTGGATCCTGCCGAAAGATCGACGACATCGGCGAAGTCAAAACTATCCAAGACCTGAGCAGGCGCCTTGGCCGGAGGAAGCACACCCCCCAGGCCTTGGTCAGCCGTACCTGCGCGCTTGACAATTGGGATCGCAGCTCCTTTGTCTAAGGCCGAGTCCGAATACTTGTTGTCCCAGCGAATGACGTTGTCAGTGCCCAGAGTTTGCAACCTTGCGGCGTGTCTGCACAAGATGTGATGGACCCGGATGGCACGAGCATCGTTGTCGCGCATGACTTGTTCCAAGGTTTCCCCAAGAACCGACTGGATTGTGGTCAGGTAGACATCTCCAGTCATGCGGGTACTTACTTCGAGCCAGCCAACTCGGGTTCTGAGGCGCCAGCCTTGGGGGTTGGGGTCTGTAGGATGTGGTAGACCAAGCCATTCCCAGTATTCGTACGGTACCACCCTTCGATGCCTCCTTTGTCAACCAGTAAGGTCAACCCGTGTTCAATGCTGTCTTGAACTGCCGGCGTAATGTTAACAGGTTCAGTTACTAGTGTCATGCTTTCCCTCGCTTGGGCTTGGGCTTGGGTTGAGCAGATTCGCCGGCACGGAAGAAAGGGGGGCGCTTACCATGTTCAGCCCGTTTGACATCAAGGATCGTCTGGACATCGTTAGTGGACACCAAGCCGGTATCGCTAATGGTGTAGTAGGGGAAGAGCTTAGCATCGGGGTCCTTGAATACTTCGACCTTATTGCCGTTGATGTTGAAGTGACCGACTTTGTTGGGGTCACGACGCTTCTTGAATAGGTGGAACACTGATCCTCCTTGGAACATTACGAGTTTCGATTTCGTAATCGTGGATCGCCTTGTAGAGGGCAGGCTGTGAAATGTTACAGTCCCGGCAGATTTGCCAGATAGGCGGCTGTTCAGGGGACTGATACATTGTTAGCGCTTTGGCCAAGTTCTGTTCGAATGTCAATCGTTGGACATCGCGTTGAAGAGGCTCGTTTGCCTCACGTAACATTTGGTATATGTATTGCGGGTTAACACCATGTTTCTTGCATATCGTGGTTAATGGGACTCCTGCACGATACATCTCGAATGCGTCTACTTGGGCCTCCGGAGTAAGGGGATTGGGCTTTGCAGGCCGTAGTCCGCCTTCGCTCAGGACCTTGTAGACAAATGGGATACTGACGTCAAGCTGCTCAGCGATTGCGGCAACTGAAACTTTTGCTTCTCCCAGCTGCCAGATATCACTACGGGTATCTTGAGAGATTCTTTTTGCCATAAATTGATTATACAGCAAACTAGTGAACACTGCACGACGCGGGTTCGGGCCGGGGACGGTGGGGGGCTATACCGGAATAGAAAGATATATATATATATATATATATATATATATATATGTTATATTATTATATAATATATATCTTCTATGTTCATCAGCATTCTTTTCAGATGAATTCATCTATTAACGATCGACTATAGAATCAAGTAACTTCATATTTATGTCTTTGAAAGCATGCAAGAAGCGTAGATGAAGGATATCCAGCTTAAAACGAAGATAATCTCCAACAAACTTCAGGGTGAAATCTTAGACCGAAACGGCGTATACTTTAGATTGATTATGACAACTCCTGAACGAAGTGAGTACAATCGTCGGTACTATTACGATCACTATTATCAGTGCATCGAGAACAGCCAACGTCAGGCCGCAAGAAAGAAGCAGATGCGAGCGGACCAGGACGCTGAGTACGCGCGGTTTAAGGAACGGTTGGCAGCGACGCCGACGGAGCAACGACAAATGGTTTCGGAGAACGTAACACATGAACGACTGGATTAAAGCGATACTGGGGAATGGGGCGGTGTGGTCCGCGTTTCTCTTGATGGCGAACACGTTGGCCTTTTATTTCATACCTGCGTTCCCTAAGGAAGTGTGGGCTTCGATCAATGGGTTCATTATTGCGATGCTAGCGGCCAGCGGTGTCAGTGTTGTCAAACAGCAGGTTAAGCAGATAAGGGCGGCCCGATGACTCCACAAGAATGGATTCAAGCACTGACGACCATAATCGGGACTCTTGGGTTGTCGGTGGTGCTTGTCGTCGGGTTCGCAATCTTTTTCTACAAAAGGATGTGGCCCGACTTCCTTATCTTCATGAAAGGTTTTACCGAGGTCTTAGTAGTGAACTCTCGAGTCATGCAAGAGATCTCGGACACCAACCGGCAGTTGGGGGAAGTAGTCCGGGGCAATAGTACGATCCCTTTAGTGCAACAAACTGCCATCCTGGTAGAAAAGATGGATGCGCAGCACTTGGGTCTAAGTCAACAAGTGGCGGCAGCGATGGCAACTGTGACGGAACGCATGTTGACTAATAAAGAGCTTCTCCAACGTATCGACAGGAAGTTACATGATTTACCATCAGCGGGATGTTAGGTGGGCGAACACACTTTTAGGGCTTAACATTGAGCCCGAGTACACGATCGGCGGGTATGGTTGTTTGCTGTGTTGCATATCCGAGCTCGCTGACATTCGTCCCGACGTCCTTAACGAACGACTTAAGGAGACCGGCGGTTTCATGGGGGATGGGTTGTTGGTGTTTGGGGCTGTCGGCCGAGCTACAGGGGGCAAGGTGGTGTGCCTCCGCATGACAGCAGTGCACCAAGACGATCCGTTTCCGGTTGACGAAATTCTTAACCTATTGGCAACTCCTTCGGGACTTGCGGTGGTAAGAGTCGACTTTGGACCCACTCATCAACACTATGTAGTGTGGCAAGGAGATGGGTTAGTAGACGACCCGTGGACAGGAATACGGCATCCGTTGGTTCCTGACTTTGGCCCGAATGTAAAGTCGGCGATCGTACAGGTGATTTACTTTGAGGTGATGCCATAAATATGTATGAGTTTCTTGTTGGGGTCAAAGAGGCTACTGAGATCAAGCTTAAGGGCGGTCCTGGTGGCGGGCCCCATGAGGGGGCGGGGGCATTGAATTCTCGTCCGGCGGCCTTGCAACGGAATGCTAAACGGTTTAATCGACCCGCTACTCCGGCACCCAAAAGACAGGTGCCACTGCGGTTTAGGGTGAAGAAGTGAACATACTACTAGACAGCATTGTTCAGGCGGTCAACGATCAGATAGGTCGCGAGCAAACGGCCAGTCTGTCGTATAAGGGCCTGAGCATGGCATGTGATCGAGCCGGCTTTCAGGGGGCTGCTAAGTACTTTGAGAAGGCGTCGGCTGACGAGATCAAGCACCGTGACATGTTCATGAAGTACCTAACGGACTTCGATGCCATTGCCATTGTGCCCACAGTAAGCCCCAAGCCATTTGTTTACACTTCGCTTTACGACACGATCGAAGGGGCAGTGGAATTAGAGCTTGAAGTTACCATGGCCATTGGGACGTTATGGTACACAGCCTTTGCGGCAAGCGATGCTCAAACCATGCAAATGCTCGGGTGGTTTGTGGATGAACAGACCAAGAGTCTGGCGGAGTTACGGATTATTGAAGGGTGGTTCAAGGCGTACGGCGATAAACTGGACACCATTGACCATGACATGGGCGAGTTGTAATGGCAGATCTACAAGCAATCACGAGCGAGAAGAAAAGGGTTTTCGCAGCGGAGTATGTCCGTACGTGGAGTAAGCGGGGGGCGATCGTTAAGGCAGGCTACTCCCCATGTCGGCAGAATGTACGCGATGCGTTTAATCGTATGATGCGCGATCCGCAAGTCAAAGAGTACATTGCCGAATATCTTAAGGATGTCGAGATGTCTGCTCGTGAAGTGGTAGCTCGTTTGGCCGCACAGGCCAGGGGCGATGTCGGAGACTTCTTAGATGAAGCGGGCATGGTTGTTTTGACCGAAGAAGCCCCAACGGCATTGCTAAAAAGCGTGGTACAGACGGTCAAGGAAGACGGCACTCTTAATATCAAGATCGACATGTACGACGCCCAGAATGCCCTTATTCAGTTAGCCAAGATCGGGGGGCTATTCGTTGAGAAGATTGCCCTTACTGATCCCACAGGAGCGCATGAGTACCTTGGTTTAGGGGATGAAGAAAGGGCGGCCAGGATTGAAGCTTTGTTGAATGCCGCTCGTAAGCGAAAGGAAGAAGATGGTAACCAAAGTCCATAAGGCCTATATGGCAGAGTACCGCCGAACGCATAAAGACGAACGGCGTGTGTACAACTTAAAACACAAGTACGGGCTCCTGCCTAAAGAGTACGATGTCCTTTTAGAATCCCAAAACGGTGTTTGCGCGATTTGCAAACAATCTTCTTCGACCTTGTTGCAGATAGATCACGATCACGGAACGGACGAGATCCGGGGGCTGCTTTGTCACGCTTGTAATACGACGTTAGGGCTCCTTAAGGAGAACGTCGGAACCCTTTACGCGATGACCGATTACATTCAGGTGCAACCAAATGGGTTCATTGGCGGCTGAACTAACTGAACTCCGCCAATATCTTACGCCACAGGAGTTAGCGGAAGTCGACCGGCTGCTGAGGACACGGATCCCCAAGCCGGCTGAGTTCATTCGTCGCTTAACGATTGAGGACCCGCAGGCCGATGGGCAGGTGGGGATCATCCCGTTCGACACCTGGCCCGCGCAGGACGAAATGCTTACCGAGATCGAGCATTCAATGCGGGTGATTATCCTTAAGGCCCGGCAGTTGGGGATTTCATGGCTGCTTTGCGGGTATGCCCTTTGGAAGTGCTTGTACTGGCCGATGAAGACGGGGCTGATCTTCAGTAAGGGTCTAGAGGAAGCCGCCGAAATGGTTAGGCGTATTCAGGGCATGTACAACCGGATGCCCGACAGCATGAAGGTCGACCTGCCAGTGATGACGGGCAATACCGAAGAGTTAAAGTTCAGTAACGGGTCGCGCATTAAGGCCCAGGCGGCTACTAAAACCGCCGGCAGTAGTTTCACAGCCAGCTTTGTCTTGGCAGACGAGTTCGCAAAGATGGTATGGGCGAACGACTTGTACACCAGTATGAAACCTACAGTGGACGGAGGCGGACAGTTGATCATAGTGTCGACAGCAGTCGGCAATAGCAACCTGTTTGCGAGTCTGTGGGAAAAGGCGGCAGCGGGGCTCAATAGCTTCAAGCCGCTATTCCTAAACTGGCGTGCACGTCCTGATCGTGATGATGCGTGGTATGCAGGTGTGGCCCGCGATTCAATCTCCGAAGCCCTGTTGCAACAGGAATACCCGAATACGCCGGCTGAGGCATTCTCAGCGTCCGACACCGAGAAGTTCTTAGCCGACATGTTCTTATGGGACCGATGTCGTTGGGATGAGCCGCATTGGGATAAGCGAGTGCCGATCGTATTAGCAGCAGACGCAGGTGTGAACAATGACAGCTTCGCATTGGTGGGGGTGTCCCGGCATCCTCAGGCAAATGACGCAATAGCGGTTCGCGTGGTACGTGAATGGAAGCCCCCACGAAATGGACAAATAGACTTCTCGGCCGTTGAAGCCGCGATCACGCAGGTGTGCAATACCTGGAATGTGGTCCAATTGGCCTACGATCCCTATCAGTTACATGACATGGCGACTCGGCTTCAGCGCAATGGTACTGTCATGACTCGTGAGTTCAACCAAGCCAACGACCGGCTTGAGGCGGACAAGGGGCTGCACGATTTGATCGTTCAGACCCGTATATTTCATGACGGCACGAATCCACTCAGGGAACATGTCGACAACGCGAATAAGAAGGTCGATACCGAGTCACGCAAGATACGTATCGTTAAGCGTGAATCGTCTAGAAAGATTGACTTAGCGGTGGCGCTTAGCATGGCATCCTATCGATGTCTTAAACTCCCGCTTTAATTATGGCAGACGCACTACCCGTTGACACTAGAAAGAAGTCGGTAACTCTGGATGAGCAGAAGCTCATGCAGTACAACTTCTACATGATGCCGTTCATGCAGACGGCTCCTCTGACGGCATTGCCCCCCGAGCCTCCGGTGTACTGGACCTACAACCGAGACATCGTATTGCGAGCTACAACATTGGCCGAGACGATGTGGGGTTCAGCCGTCGGGATCTCGGTTACTAAAATGCAATCGGCCGGCTGGTCGGTAGAAGGCAGCCCCCGCAAGACCAAACAAGCCCACGAACTACTTAGTGGCGTGAACTTCTTACGCGGTTGGCGATACTTCATTGCACAACACGGATTTGATTTCCTATGTACTGACAACGGTGCGTTTGTTGAGATCATACGAGCCACCAGCGGAGCCGGCAGCAAGATAATGGGGTTAGCCCATCTTGACAGTCTGCGATGTCGCCGTACAGGCGACGATGAAGTCCCTGTTGTGTACCGCGACTATGTAGGCATTGAACACGAACTTAAGTGGCATCAAGTGTTCAGCGTGGTAGACATGCCGAGTCCTTCGGCGACCATGCGGGGCGTTGGATTCTGCGCAGCCTCACGGGCTTACTCAACGATCTACAAACTGGCGAATATCGAGAAGTACATTTCCGAGAAGGCTTCGGGGCGCAGACCATTGGAACTGATATTTGTTAGTAACCTGTCGCAGAAGCAGATCGATGGATCACTGCAAGGGGCTCAATTGGTCGCGGACCAGCAAGGCTTGACGACCTATATGGGCGCGGCAATTGTTGCAACCCAATCGGACCTTAAGCCTGAAGTAGTAACGGTCAAGCTGGCTGAAATCCCTGACCGTGTTGATGTCGATAAGGAACGACAGGACGCCTATCTTCGCTATGCTGACGCAATAGGCCTGGACCCACAGGAGCTTCAGCCCTTAACGGGACGAGCAATGGGCACAGCCACGCAGTCGCAGGTCCTGGATGACAAAGAGCACGGCAAGTTCGGGTGGTTCCAGTCATTCGCCGAGCAGCTTAACTTGCGTGGGATTGTAGGCAACGCCACGACATTTGCGTTCAGCGAGAAGGACTGGCGGGATCAGCAAGCCGAAGCACAGGTCCGTCTTACTCGAGCTCAAACCCGGCAAGCGCAGATTGCAAGTGGCGAGATTACAGCTCAACAGTCGCAACAGATGGCAGCGGATGTAGGCGACATACCGAAAGAGTTCGTACCTGCCCCGTTAACGCAAATCGAGACGGTCCAAGATACCGACAACCCGGATTTGCAGGGCGATAGTGCGGCTGACGCAAGCCTGGGGGGTGTGCCTCCAGCTCAACCGGGCGTAATTGACCCCAATGCACAAATGCCTCCAGCGACGTTGCCGCAGGTCCAGCAAGCAGTGTCTACTGCCTTTGCGCCTAAGGTAGGTACCAAGGGATCGGCTAGTTCAGGCAACTTCGACCACAGCGGTCGCGAAGGCGAAGTCGGAGGATCTGGCGAAGGCGGCCAGCCAGTTGGCAATAATGTACTAAAGAACTTAATGTTCAAGGGCACGATAAAAGACCGCGGGGCTATTAAAGCCAAAGGCGCAAAAGAACTGGCCGCTAAGGCAGGTATCCAAGAGCGCTATGCCAACAACATCCTGGCATCTTGGGCGAATATGTCCAATGATAGCGGTGGATATCAGGACGCCATGCAACAAGCTGGAGCAGAGCTCGATAGCTGGAAGAGCATGGATGTCTCGAAAGGTATGGAGACTGTCGTCAGAGATGAAGGGGGCGACAGTGCTCGAGCTGAGGAACGGCAGAACATTTATAAGGCCCAATATGACAGGACCCAAGAATACCTAGCCGGCCTTGGATGGGGAGAAGACGACTTCGTAACCATGTATCGCGGCATCGGCTACGACAAGGTTAAGGAAGGCGGCGTCCTCGGGTACCACACTACCAAGATCGAGGCCGGCGATAAGGTACGCGTACATGCACGGCCATTGTCATCGTGGACTATGAATGTCGACATCGCCAAAGGTTTCTTGGGCATCGGATCCCATCATGTCATCATCCAGGCTCAGATCCCACGTAAGGCTATATTTGCCTCATGGCATACGGGGTTTGGGTGTGCCAACGAACAAGAATACGTCATTAAGGGTAAGTACACGACTAATGCGATAGTTCATACCGCCATACACGACAAGAAGGTTAAGGAGAGATCGACCGTAGATCTAACGACGATCTCCCCAAAACGGGCGGAGTTGATTGATTCCAACGAACCCTCAATGGGGGAATCAATGTACCTGGAAAAAGTGGCAGACGAACTAGACGAGTATGGTCGGATCCTAGTTCTGGCCGCGCAAGACGAATGTCCTCAAAGTGGAACGTCTGGTGAGTCAGGCAAGTTGCGGGACAGCATCAGGCATTTAGTGGAGGGGCGTGGCAGTCCTGACATCCAATTACGTGTTTACGCCGGCAGTCCTGAAAGACCCGAAGTCGTGGTCCGCAGTAGTCTGTATGGACGACGTGGTTTCGGGCCTAAAGACCCAAAAGGATACTTGGTATTCCCTGGGTCCGATGGCGAGCTGGTCTACACAAAACATGTCGGACCTGCAGTCTCTAATAACTGGTTTGAGCGAGCCTGGGACAACACAGCCGACCAACGAAACTCAATGGCACGACGGATCGGCGCCCTAGCCAAGGACCAAATCAAGGTTACTGGTGTTAAACGGGCCAATGCCGAACACATTGACGGCTTCAACCCCGACAAGCCTGACACGATCAAGGCAGCCATCGTCAAAGAGCTTGGCATCATTTTCAAAGGCGGCGAAGGGTCTGGAAACTTCGACCACAGCGGTCGCGAAGGCGAAGTCGGAGGATCTGGCGAAGGTAGTGGTTCAGGAATTAACGACACGGCCCCTGAGATCAGTGACGCCACCTACAACAAGATTGAGTGGCACGCATCTACCATAGGTCGCCAGGCACTTAAGGAAGCTGGGGAAAAGGCCTTAGGTGCGGCATTGGTGGCTCAAGGCATACCGAGTTCTAGGGGTCGTACGTTGTTAAGTGACTGGGCTGACTCCTCTAACGATAGTGGATCAATGTCCGACTATCTCCAGGTCGAGGCCGGAAGACAAGACGGGTGGGCTGATATGCAGGAGTCGGGGGGCATGAAGACTGCCAACGCGGAAAAGAATTCGATGTCTCAGGCAGCAGCTAAAGTAGCCTACAAGGACATCTACGCCCGGACTCAGCAAGCTCTGACCGAAGCCGGCGTTAAAGATGGCGAGATGATAACTCTGTACCGTGGCGTCCATTTCGATAAGAAAATGAGTGAATCTGGTATTAGCGGGGCTAGTTCATTTCCCCAGGAAAGCGAACTAGTTAACGTTAAGTCTCGACCATTATCGTCTTGGACCACAGCACCGACGGTTGCAGAGGACTTTGCCCGAGAAGGCAATCGTGGTGTAGTGTTAAAAGTCAAGGTCCCAAAGGAAGCGGTGTTTGCACATTGGTCGACGGGTTTAGGATGCGCTAGTGAGCAAGAGTTCATTCTAAAGGGTAAGTACACACAACAAGCTCGGATACGCAGGACCTTCTAGAGGAATGATATGGCAGACAAGAGACCGGTTTATGTATACACGGCGAACGACGAAGATGACAATTGGATCAAGGTCGTCGAGAAGATGCATGCGGCTCAGACGGGGCAACCAACTGACGCCGAACTGATGGCACAGATGCAACACAATGAGAGTCAAGATCACACCCCACGTGGGCCGCAAGACGGTCGGATCTCCTGATGAGGTCGAAGCGGCTATCGAGAAGTCGTTAGACGCCAACGCAAGGGCGACTCAAGCAGAGTACGAGAAAACTGTGGCAACCTGGAACGACAAACCGGTGTTTACAATCACCAAAACTAAGTATGGGCGTAGCATAGGCACGCGTGACAAGATCTACAAGTTCGTAGATGGGGGCACACGCCCCCACATTATCAAGCCCAAAGGTCCAGGCTATCCGTTACGTTTTGCAACCGGCGGGTCGCCGAAGACCAAACCGCAGATCGTCAGTAGCTACAATGGTAAGCCCGGTGATCAGCCCAGGGCTGCGTATTTAGTTCATCATCCTGGTACTAAGGCTCGTGGGTTTACTAAAATCCTAACTGTGCGAGCCCGCGAACGACAGCACCTATATTTCCGCGACGCCTTGAAACTGGTGTTCCATGGTAAGTAGTATCATTCCATCCCGCGGCAGGCCTGAACTATTATGGAACGCCATCAAGAGCTTACGTGATGGCGCGCCTGTGGGCGCCCCGGACATCGTAGTGATTGCGGGCGACCATGAGACTTATCGGATGGCTACTAAAGCGGGGGTTGACACACTGTTGATGCTTGATTCGGATGCCATAGCCAAGTTTAACTATGGGGCACAACACGCAAAACATGAATGGATAATGACGTTTATGGACGATGATGTCGCACTCCCGGGATGGTTTGACGAATGCATGAACACCCCGAACCAGGGCTTTATTGGACTTAATGAAGGCGACGCATACAGCGCGGTGATCACGGGCCAATGGTTAATGACCAAGGCGTTTTGCAAAGAGGTTCTTGGGGGTGTGCTTCTGCCGCCAGTGTATAAGTCTTGGTGGGCTGATTGGGAAGTATGTTGGCATGCCCGCAAAGCCGGCCGGTACACCAAGACCCAGCAAATAGTCATCAAGCATAACCATTATACGCTGGGTTTAGCCCAGCATGACGAAACGTATCGTTTGGGTGAACAATATCACCTTGAAGATGGACGTGTCTATCGTGAGCGGGAAGCTCAAGGATTTCCAATAACATGGACCAAGAAGTAATTGACGATGTTGCATACAAGTTGGCGGCAATGTTCAAAGAAGTTGCCGTTCGTTATAAGGGCGGGCCAGGAAGTGGACCTCATCCTGGAGGCGGCCGCAACACTGAAAAGCCTCTCGGTAAACGGCTTAACCCCGGAGCTCCTGGATACGATCGGCAGCAACAGCAAGCCCGTGCCAATGGAAGGGCGCGGCTTCGCGCGCAGGGGCACGCGGTTGGGATGCAGGGGCGCATGGCCAGAAACGCAGGGCCGTTTGCGGGGCTCAAAGAAGAGACTCAGTACGGCGACATGGTTACAGGGATCAAGGAATTATTGTCCCAATGACATTAGACGAAATCGCCCTAAGTTGCGACCCGATTCCTGATAAGGCATCCAATGGGCATGGATACACTAAGTACTATGCTCGGCATTTCGATGCTTTGCGGGATCAGCCGCTTAAGGTTTTAGAGATCGGCGTGTGGGAAGGGGCATCGCTACAGATGTGGGCGAAGTACTTCCCGAAAGCGACCATTGTAGGCGCCGACATCAATATCGAACGATGTAAGCGTACACCCGAGCACTGTCGTTTATGGCAAGCGGACCAGTCATCCACACCGTCGCTAGTTAACATGGCCGAACATCTTGGTCCATGGGACATTATCATCGATGACGGATCCCACAACCCTGAACACCAGATCCTTTCGTTTGAGGCCCTGTGGCCGTATGTGCGAGTCGGCGGGATCTATGCCATCGAAGACCTTCATCCGAACTATACTAGCTATAAGGATTCGCCGCGAAGAGCCGTAGCTTTCATAGGGGGTGTGCTTCAGGACGATCTTCATGGCCGCGGCAAGACAGCGGCAGCGCGTCTTGACAATGTCGCCCCAATTGAAAAGAAGCTATTGACAGGTCGTGAGCTTGAGATCGACGAGATCCACATTTATCGGTATATGGCGGTAATACACCATGTTTAAGACCAAAGATGTCGGCGATCAATCCCCGAATGCCGTAATGGCTTACGGGCCCGGCGGACTCTTCAACACGCCGGGCTTGGGACTCAATCGTAAGGTTGGCAAGTCCAAGAAGAAAACGGGCATTAAGGTAGGTGTTAAGGGCAGCGCCAGTTCTGGAGACTTTGATCATGGAGGGCGTCCCGGGGAGATCGGTGGCAGTGAGAGCGGGGACGGGGGCGGAGGCGACGACGGCGAAAGCCATTCTCCCGGGGATGGCCCAAAGATTACTAGTTTCCTGCAAGCGACATCTAAGACCCCAGGCATTGCAAGGGATGCGGCGAAGGTAATCAACTCCGTTCATTCATTAGACGACATGCCAAAAGTGCCCGTAGTTGCGACTGGGGGCAAACAGACGCTTGGGTATTATAAGCAAACTGTAGATGGTCGGCCGGTTGAGATTGGACTAAGCAAGGCCAGTAGTGAAGACGATCAGAAATTATTCGCTGTGCATGAGATGGGGCATTATATTGAAGGGGCCGGGATGGAGGGGGGAGCTCGCAATGGTGCAAAAGAATTCGCGCCGTTTATGAAGGCGGTTCAAGCGTCGCCTGAACATGCTGAATGGAAATCGGGCAAACTAAGTGGCGCTCCAGCTGGAGCCAGCGTAGCCAAGTACGCCGAATATCTGACTCAACCCCACGAGATATGGGCACGAGCGTATTCGCAATATATAGCTACGCGTAGTGGGGATATTGCCATGAAAGGGGCAGTCGATCGACTAAACAAGATAGGCAGCGTGAGTGGTATGTGGTCCCACAAATCGTTCAAGCCAATTGGAAAGGCCATTGACGACATGTTTGCCAAACGGGGATGGATTAAGTGAACAAAGAAGCGTTTGTATCCGACATGATCGAAAAAGGAGCTACTGAAGCCTTTGCATTGTTCGTATGGGCTGTTAGTAACAATGAAATACCTGGGGACGTTATTGAAACGAAGGAATTTAGCTCGCAGGAACAGCAGAATGCCGCTATGGCTAACATGCACGACCGCGGCACCTATGACCCCGGAGCGGCTGGGGGCGGAAGTGGAGGCAAATCTGAATCGGGGGCGCACAGTAAAGGTAAAGCTCCTGCAGGCAAGCGCACCTCTGTACGTGAGAAACCAGTTCATAAGGGGCTTATGGATGCCTTCAAGAAGGCCGCTGGTGGACGCGAAGCTGAAGTCAACCCGTTGGAGGCCCTGCAGCAAAGCTTTGAGCAGTTTGTCGGCAAAGAAGTCGGCAATCTAGCAATCTTCAAGCAAAACGACGGTAAGTTGCGGTGGATTATCACTTCCAGCAATGCTTTCGAAGATCGTGAAGGGGAGATCCTGTCCTACAAGTCATTAGCGGAAGATTGCGACCGCTGTGATCGCACTGGGGACTACGGACCGTTACGGTTTTGGCACATGGGAGTCCCGGGCAGTGGCGTAGACATTGGAACATGCGACTTCAATGCAATGTCTGGTCATACGTTGGTCGAATCGGGGACGTTTAAGGACGACTTCATCGGCCAAAAGATTAAGGAACATCAGGACGACTACGCGGCATCGCTGGGCTTCCTGTATCCAATTACTGAGCCTGATAGTGATGGTGTTTATCATCACGTAAGGAAATTCGAACGTTCGGTGCTGCGAAATGAAAGGGCAGCGAATCCATACACTGCTATAACAGTGCATAAGGAGAACAGTATGGCGACTTTAGACGAGAAGTGGAAGGAGTTCGTCGCCCTTATCGGGGACGAAGGGAAGGCCAAAGAGTATGTGACTGGTCTTGCCCAGAAGGAACAGGAGATCGTTAAAGACGGTGTCCGTTATAAGGCGGTGGCCGATGGCGTTGCTGCCAAGAAGCCCGGTTCGCCGTTTGGAGGTCCGCCTGCTGCTACTGCAGCTGCTGAGCCCAAGGCTCCCGCGCCTGCAGAGGGTCTGTGGCCTGAAGGCTCGACCGAAGAAGAGGCCGGCGAATCACCTGATGAGGCAACGGCCGAAGGTGATGAAACCGGCGCGAGCGGGCCTAGCATTGCCGACATGACGATCGGCGAATTGCAGGAAGCCCTGGCAACCATGTTGGCACAACTGATCCTCTCAGGAACGAAGGAACTCAGTAACCGGATCGCCGCCATGGAGCAGGCAGGTGTGAAAACCAAGGAACTCGCTGACCAGCGACTCTTGGATTTGAACGACCGGCTTAAGGAACTCGAAGGCGATGCCCCGCAGCGCCCAGGTTTCCGTGCATCGGCAGCTCCTGAAACCGTCGCTCGCAAGGAACTTCAGCAACCCGTTCAGTACATGGACCCGCTGGTAGCACACGCCCTTGAAGGCCTGCCGGGCTTGTTGGGGCGTTAGACCCCGTTGTTTTGGAGGTAGTAGACATGGACTTTTTCGTACGTACTGAGTCTGGCCAGTTTGTGCCAGTCGCCGAAGGGTATAAGGATACTGGCACCCAAAACCCAAACGCTACTTACGCGTTCGGCAATGGTGGCTTGTTCAATACCCCCGGTTTGAATCCTGGGATTATCAATGCGATGATCCTGCCCGAACTGGGCTTGCAGGCAGCATTGCCGGTGACCTTCACCAATCAGATGCAGCCGTTGACCCCGTTGTTCACAGGTGTGACCGCTAGCACAGGTTCGTTTAGCGCCGCGCCATGCGGCGACACCAAGCAGGTTGGTTTGGCAAAACTGTGCAACATCACAACCAAGTTCGGTCGTATGTCTCTCAAGACACCAACGATTGACTTGACCCGTGTTGGCCAGTTTACCAATCGTGGCTACTTCTCGGACTTCCGCTTGATTGGCGATCCGATGAACTCCACGATCACCAACGGGGCGACCCCCACATTGCCAAACGGGGGCATTTCACAGGCCATCACCAGTGAAGTGCAGAAGCAAATGATGCAGTTCCGCATTGGTTGGGCCCGCGAGTTTGCGAAGTTGATTTACGCCGGTAATCCCGTCAACAACTTGGGCGATGGCTACAAGGAATTCAACGGGCTGGACCTGCTGATCAACACAGGGTATCAGGACGCTGAAACCGGTGTGTGGTGCCCCGCGGCCAATTCCCTGCTGCAGAGCTTTAGTTCTCAGAACTTTAGCACGTCTGGCACGGCAGCAACGAACCTGGTGGGGCTGATCCAGGACATGCATCGCGCGTTGGTATCGATCGCGGATCGCACAGGCCTCTCGCCCGTGTCGTTCAAGATTGCGATGGCCCGTGACATGTTCTATGAGCTGACCAAGGTGTGGCCAATTGCGTACGCTACCACGGCAACAACCGTGATCGCTGGCGCACAGACCAACACTCAGCTGCAGGTCAACTCTATGGATGCCGCTCAAATGCGCGATTCGTTGCGCACAGGTCGATTCCTCATGATCAACGGCATTCAGGTGCCGGTGGTTCTTGATGACGCCATTGCCCAGACTGCCATTGGCGGCAATGTGTTCGAATCGACGATCTATTTTATCCCCGTGACCGTCTTGGGCAACACCCCCGCAACCTATACGGAGTACTTCAACTTCGATGGCGACGGGGCGCTTCAGCAGGCCTCACAGGTGTTTGGCATCACTGGCAAGTACTTTACTACCGACGCGGGCCGGTACGCCTTTGTGCGCCAGAATGACAATTTCTGCGTCAGCTTCCTGGGGGTTGAAATGACCCGCATTCGCATGGACACGCCGTTCTTGGCGGCTCGTCTTACCAGTGTCCGCTACACCGCCGGTTTGCCGACCCGCTCAGGGTTCCCAGGTGATGCCACGTTCTATAACGGCGGCAAGACCTCAACTGTGAGCGCGCCCAGCCTCTATCCGCCGAATGTGTATAGCGCGTAACCATTATGTGGCCTAACGTAGCGGTCCTTATTCCGACATATAATCGTGCGCAGATTGTCAAGCGCACGATTGACCTCCTGAGGCAAAACCTTAGGTATGAGGGGAACTTGTTCTTCTATGTCGGATGTGATGGTATAGACAACACACCGGCTGTACTGCAAGGTACAACGGTGCTGGCACAACCATCGGGATCGCTAGGCGCTAATCTAAATCGGTTGATTGATGCGGCGTATTTGAATGGGTTCGAATACTATGTTAGTCTTGACGACGACCATTGGCTTATGAACCCATTAAGGTTAGGCGAACATGTGGCAAAGCTACGGGACGACCCCACTGCCGGCTGGATACAACTTCTTCTCGATGCTGTGGGGGACGAGTCCAACGACGGCTATCGATTCGTGGCCAAACTGGACAAACGGCATTGGCGTTTGGCATACGACGGACCCGATGACTGGCCGTGCAGCTTTCGTGCGCACCTCAGCACCTATCGTTATCACACGGCTGTGGGGCGGTTTATGGAAGGAATACCCACCGGCCGTTGTGAAGTAGAATTCAATCAGCGGGCTAAGCGTATGGGGATAGCAGGACAGTTACCAGATGTCTTAGTTCCGTTGTGTGCTTATGGATTTGATTACTGGGCACACGTTGGAGACTCATGGAACAAGAAGGGCTTGTAGTACTCAAGACAGGTCAACCATTTGACCCGCATAAACTGCGCGGAGCCTTTATCATTGCTACTGATTCTAATCGGCTTGATGAGGCTGTGATGCGTGATATGCGTGTTGTCCCGATGTCTTTAGAAGACGCAGACCTTGAAGACGCGGTTAAGTTACGAAAGTACGAGTACGATACAACATGCGGTGTGTCAGTCGTTATTCCATGTCACAACTATGCCCAGTTTGTACTTCAAGCTATCGATTCGGTAGTGAAGCAGACTCGGCGGCCTGAAGAGATTATCATTGTTAACGACTTTAGCACCGATAACTCGGAAGCCGTTATCGATGAGTATATTGAGTCACATGAACTAAGTGCATGGGTCATTCAAGTGATGACCCCACATAACGTCGATCTAGCGGAAGCCCAAAACATCGGGATCCGACTAACGACTCAAGAGCACATTGTATGTTTGGATGCGGACGATATGATCGACCCGACTTACATTCAAGTGCTGCACGACGCAATGTTGGCTAACTTGGCCTTGGGGGTGTGCTACAGCGGGGTCAAGGTATTGCAAGATGGGCAGATTTATGAGCCAACTGACTTCCCGGCATTCAGTTGGGAATTCATGTGTCAGCCAATCAACCCACCAGTGACATGCATACCTAAACCTGCAATGTTTCGTAAGGCAATGTGGAAACGGTGCGGAGGGTTTCAACAAACCTACCGTGCCGGCGAAGACGTTGACTTTTGGATGCGCGGTTTGGCTACAGGATGGGAAGCCCTAAAGGCCACTCCTGAAAGACTGTTTACGTATCGTAGACATTCGGGCCAACAAATGAGTATGTCACGAAAGTTCACACGCATTGACCATTATAAGCCGTGGATGCGAGATGAACGATTTCCATTCATGGCCCCCGCGGAACGGTTCCCAGGCATTCCTGACTACACTAAGCCGGCTGTTAGTGTAATTATTCCTGTTGGGCCGAAGCACACCACCCTAGTTGCAAGTGCGTTGGAGTCCCTACTCGGGCAAACTTGCCGTAGCTGGGAAGCCATTGTCATTAACGATAGTGGGCAGCCGCTTGACCTAAGCGTTTCCTACCCGTTTGCGCGCGTTATTGATTCGCATCAACAGGGAGTGGCGACCGCTCGAAATCTGGGACTAGACGCCGCGCGAGGTCCGTTGGTGTGTTTCTTGGATGCAGATGATTGGCTAGAGCCATATGGACTCCAGCTGATGCTGGAAGAGTACGCCAAGGGCGAAGCAGGGTATGTGTACGGTAATTGGGTCGTAGTTGAGGCCAATGGCGATCAGTCATTGGCTGAGGCTGCCGATTATGTTCACGACTTGACACATGCTCGCGGATTCTACGCTGGTATAACGGTGGTCATGGCAACAGGCCATGCAAAGACCCTTAAGTTTGATGACAGTACTAAGGGGTTTGAGGATTGGGACTTTTTCATCCGGTGTGCAATAAATGGGGTGTGCGGAAGGAGAGTTCCGTATCCCACTTTTGCATACCGGCACCACACCGGCGAGCGGCGTACTGCCAGCAATGTTCGTAAGAACGAGATATTCAAGACGTTTGATGTTCGCTACGGCGAATACATGAGAGGCGAGAAACAAATGGCAGCATGTTGTGGCGGTAACGGGGACGCGGTTATGGCGGCAAAAGCAGCTGTGTTTGGACTGGCTGCCGTCGGCGCAGCCCCTACAACAGGCTTGGTCCAAATGGAGTACATCGGCAATCAAATCGCGGTGACTTACTTTGGCAAA